GTAACTGGTGCTGAGCCAGTAGTCAAGATTGATTACGTAGCTTAATACTTAACAGTATAGAAACGAGGGGGAGATTTTCTCCCCTGAGTTTTTACTAATGGACTTATAAATGGCAAACTTAATAACTTTAGAAGATTATAAAACTTCGGAAAAAATAGAAAGCACTAAGGATGATAATAGAATCAGTTCCTTAATTGCCGCTGTGAGTCAATTAGTAAAAACTTATTGTGGAAGTACAATAGTAGACCACTACTCCACTAACAAGACTGAGACTTTTAATATTACTTGGTCAACAAATTTATCACAATTAACAGAAAGCCCTGTACATACTATAGTTTCTGTACAAGAGCGAAGCAGTTTTTCTGCAAGCTATACAACTGTAGCTGCAACGGAGTACTACTTAGACTCAAACACAGACAGTGTTTATAGAGTTACTACTGCTGGAGCAAGTAAGCCCTGGCCTACAGGCCCTGCTTCAGTACAGATTATATATAAAGCAGGTTATGCAACTTGCCCTGCAGATTTACAACTGGCAGTAATTGATTTAATTACATACTACTTAAAAGACGAACATAAAGCTCGTCAAACTATGGCAGGAGCTAGTATACAAAATAATAGTTCTTCAAGTCAGCGTGATAACGTAGCGTTCCCAGACCATATTAAAAGGGTCTTGGATCTATATAAAAACTTTTAATGGCTAATTCAGGTTTAACAAAAATGGCCAAACGAATGATAGACCGTATAGAAAAAGCAGAGGGTCTAAAAAGAGAAAGTGTTCAAGACCATGTAGGACAGATATTTGTATGGAAGAGAGAAGCTTTTAAATCCGCAATGTTAGTTCACGCATCAGAAGATACTGTAGTTACTTTAGTATTACTATGGCAAAAAACGTTAAGAGCTGCTGATACTAAAATGATGAAAAGTAAAGAAAAAGCAAGGTTGCAAGCTGTTAAGTTAAAAATAAAATCATTAGCTTTAGAACAATATAATCCTGCTCAAGATGAATTATATGCTGTTTTTAATTATGGGACAGTAGAAAGAATAAAACGAACGGTAGGGGCAAAGTTTAAAGACCTGACAAATAAAGATGCAGGCTTAGTAACGGGCAACATAGCTAAAGGTACTAAGGCAGGAGGTACTCCTGGAGCTCATATTGGTCACGGAGAGTTTGGACATGCAGTAAGCACAACGAAAGCATTAGGTGCAGAATCTGTGATGAAAACCAAAACTATGAAAAGTAAACACGGAAACAGCGCTTCGTATAAAAGACTAGAGAATACTTTAAATACTTATAAAGAAAAAATGGGCATAGATCTGACAATAGAACATCATCAGGAAGTAACTGCTAGAGGAAAGCTAAGCAAAAAATATACTGCCATACTATCAAGCCAAGGGGCGGGAGATAACATGGCAGAATCTCTTGGAGAGAGAAAAGCTTTGCAAGAGTTAAGAGACAGTTTGAAGGAAGAATATGCTTTTTTATTAAACACAGAAGGTTCAGATACCTTACTAGAAGCAATAGAAGCAGTTACTTTATCAAACTTAGTTAAATCTAAGTATGTAAAAATGGTAAAAGGGGTTAAACCTAAAACATCTAGCAAGTCACAAGCTAAAAAACGAAAAAAAGACAAAGTACAAGCGACAAAAAGTGCCAAAATAATATCTGGCGCAGGAGCAATAAGATCTAAAAAAAGAGCCTCTAAAAGAAGCAGCAGAGGGGACTCAGGTTCAGGAAGCCCCTTACGCTTAATAGGTTTAATAAACGAAAAACTACCAGATACTGTAAGAAAAAATATGAACGCTCCAGCACTGGAAAATAGAACAGGAAAGTTTGCAGCTAGTGTAAGGCTTACAGACGTAGTTCAAACTCCTCATGGATTTCCTAGTTTTGGCTATACTTATCAAAAAAACCCTTACCAAGTATTTGAAGATGGGGGAGGCACAGCCCCTTGGGCAAACGGCGATAGAGACCCAAGAGATCTAATTGATAAGTCTATAAGGGAAATAGCCGCTCAATTCGCAATCGGAAGATTCTACACTAGGAGAGAATGATGGCAGCAAGAGCATTTACAACAAGGCGTCTAGGCATAGTCGCAAGCCTTGTAAACAAATTAAAAGATATTGATGGTACTGGACAGTTCCTTAGTAATCTTGAGGAAAACGTTTCACCCCGTTTAAAGTTTTGGGATGAGGTAGAAGAATTTCCTGCTATTCATCTTAATGCCGGATCCGAGACACGAGAGTATCAGACCGGAGGATATAAAGATAGATTTTTAACTATTACACTAAGATGCTATGTTCAAGCAGAAGATGCAGTTGCTGCACTTGATGAGCTTCTTGAAGATGTCGAAACCGTAATAGAAGAAAACTCTAGATTGAAGTATGCAGATCGCAATAATGTAGATCATCATACACAACAGATCACAGTCATTAGTATCGACACTGATGAAGGTGTACTTGAGCCCTTAGGCGTCGGAGAGATGCTAATAGAGGTTCGATATTAGAAAATACTGGCACGAACAAAAGTTCACGTCCAAGTCTTTTCAAGATAACATAGGAGATTAACTATGGCAGATTTACTACACTTTTCAAGAGACACACGGGTCTTTTTAGAGCAGGGCTCCAATATTTGGGAAATACCTGTTTTAGACGGATTTAGTTTCTCGCAAGCAACAAACTCAACAGAAATTACTTTAAATGAAATGAGCGGCTCCTCGGGACAGAGTAGACGTGCTCGTCAAATGTTTAACGACTCTTTTGCACCAGCAGAATGGTCTTTTTCAACTTATATGAAGCCTCACGGAACAGGCGCAGTGGAGGAAGCTTTATGGGCAAACTTTGTATCTACATCAGCATATACCGCAGGCGGTAACTCATGGAGTGCAGGTATAGGACAAAGCGGAGCAGCTATGACTGTTGACTTTAATGAGTCAAATGTTGTAACTTTAGGCACTTATAATCTTTACTTTGTTTTAGGAGCTTCTCAAGATTCTGATGTAAACTATACAAGCGGCACAGGTGTAACAATATATAAACTTACAGGCTGTGTAGGTAACAGTGCCTCTATTGAATTCGATATAGACGGGCTAGCTACTATTGCATGGAGTGGTTTTGGTACTCAAATAACTGAAGAATCTTCAAAAAATATGGGAACACCTATTCGTACAGGTATTGACTCTAATACTAACTTTATTCGCAATCGCCTAACAACACTAGGAATAACCGCTGCAGATACCACTACTTTTCCAGGTGCTTCTTCAAATGGTGTATATAACTTAGTACTAACTGGAGGTAGTTTGAGCTTTGAGAACAATATTACTTTCATTACTCCAGAAACTTTAGGAGAGGTTAACTTACCTGCGGGTCATGTTACTGGTACTAGAAATATTTCTGGTAGTTTTACTTGTTACTTAAATAACGGAGATGCTGGTGGAAGTGCGGATCTTTTTGAAGATATGATTGAAGCTACGGATATTATTACAAATAGCTTTGGCCTTGTTTTTGGAATCGGTGGAGCAGCTGTACCAAAAGTAGTAGTTACTTGTCCTACAGCGCATATTGAGACCCCTACACATTCTATAGAGGATGTTATTTCTGTAGAAGTTAACTTCCATGCTCTTCCATCTTCAGTTTCTTCCACTAATGAAGCGACTATAGTATATACTGGAGCAGGTAGCTAAAAATAATTCTTGACATATGATGTCTTTTAGACTATACTATGTAATAGAAAATCGAAGCAAGGGTGAATTTTCACCCTTGTTTTGTTTCCCAAACATTATAATTAAGGATATAACATGACAGATGCAACTATTTCACTAGCGAGTCTTATGACTCCTAGTAAGACTGTAACAATTGATTTCCCTGGACACAGAGGAATGACAGTAGACCTTTGTTACTTAGGACGAGAAGAGCTAGTAAAACTTCGTAAAAAATGTATTTCTAGTAATTGGAGTAAAAAAACAAGACAACCAGAAGAAGTACTAGATGAAGAAAGATTTTTAGTTGAGTACTGTAAAGGAGTTATTAAAAGTTGGTCAGGCCTAAAATATCGTTACCTAGAAGAGCTTCTTTTGGTAGATGTCTCGGCTTATGACCCTGAAGATGAACTTCCTTACTCTTTAGAAAATGCAGAGTTACTTATGAGAAACTCTTCAGAGTTCGACACTTGGGTTACAGAAACCGTAAGTGAACTAGAAAATTTTACTGGGAACAAGTAGCTGAAATAGAGTCACTGCTTGTTCGATACGTTAAGGGCTCATCAGGCTTAGATGTCGATAAGTACCTACGTGTTTGTGAACAACTAGGAGAACAGCCAGATTTCCAAAAGATGCCACCAGACCGTTCAGATTTCCCTGAGCAGGTTCAAGTGGCATTTTTTGTATCTGGATATTTAGAGGATAAGTGGGAAGGCATGTCAGGCACCTACATGGGGAAAAATTGGAGTAACTTAGAATATCTATTTAAGCTGTTTGAAGTACAAGATCCTGTTATTGTATTATATTTTATGAAAATGCTTGAAACTGCCATTGTAAATGAAAAAGCAGAAAAGTCAGAAAAGGAAAGAAAAGCAGAGGAGCGACGTTCCTCGAGCGGTGGAAAACAGTACACCCATAATGTAAAAGGCTAATATGGCTAAGAATAAAATTAAAGCGGAATTCGAAGTAGATGACAAAGGCAGTCTTAAAAAACTTTCTAATAAGTCTAAAAAAGCTGCGAAAGGAATGGATCAAGTAGGGAAAAGCTCAAGAAATACCCAAAAAGGTATTAAAGGAGTAGCCCAAACAGCTTCAGCAGGGACTAAAAACTTCGCAGGCATGGCTAGAGGTACAGGCGGCTTAGTAGGTGCTTACGCCAGTCTAGCTGCTCAGTTATTTGCTGTATCTGCCGCCTTTCAATTCTTAAAAAATGCTGGTCAGTTAAAAAGTTTGAAGTCTGGACAAGCAGCCTACTCTTCTTCTACTGGTATAGCAATGCGCACCTTAACCGATGACATTATAGCTGCTACAGATGCTCAAGTTAGTTTTTCAGATGCTTCACAAGCCGCCGCTATTGGTATTGCTTCTGGCTTAAACCCTGACCAATTAACTCGATTAGGTAAAGCAGCAAAAGATACGTCTTTAGTACTAGGTAGAGATGTTACGGACTCCTTTAATAGATTAGTAAAAGGTGTGACAAAAGCAGAGCCAGAATTACTCGATGAATTGGGTATCATTCTTCGACTAAAAAAAGCAACCGAAGACTATGGCCTGGTAATAAATAAAAGCGCAGATGAGTTAACAGCTTTTGAAAGAACACAAGCGGTAACAAACGAAGTACTTTCTCAGTCAGAAGAAAAATATAGTAAAATTCTAGAAATTACGGGAGGTTCAGTAAATCAGTTTGCACAGTTAGGTAAAGCTTTTGATGATATTATTAACAAAGTAAAAGAAATAGCAGCTGCAATAGCAGGTCCTTTAGCCACTGTTCTCATAAATATGCCAATTATGATTTTTGGAGCTATTGGCTTATTATTGAAACCCGTACTTACTACTATATTACCAGGATTAGGAAACATCGTAGCTTCTACTCAAGCTGTAGCTACAAGTGCTACAGCCTCCTTTAAGACAGCAACTGAAGAGGCAGAAAAGTATAAAAAGTCGTTAATGTCAAGAAAAATGGTAGATCCGGCTTCAGCTCAAAGAGGTGTAGCAAAGAGTATGAAGGGTATATCTACCGTACCAGGATCTTTAGCTGGCCGAGCGCAAGCAGGAGAGCAGCTTAACAATAGACAAATAAAAGCACTAGAAGACCAAGTAAGAAAGAAAAAATTAATATTAGGCAAAGAAGAGGCAAATTTTAAAAAGCACTTAGCTAGAATGAAAAGGGCTAATAGTGCGGCTAATGGACGCATGGTTGATGCGTGGAACCTGTCTCAAAAACAAAAAGAATTACCGCTGAAAAAGTTTGAAATGAAAGCAAAAGCATCTTTTGCTAGAATAGCAACTTTTGCGGCGAAATCGGCTAGAGTTGCATCAATCGCTTTTAGTGCTCTGGGCTGGATCTCTCTTATTGCTACGCTAGGTATGGTTGTTTTTGAAATGTTTAGAACGAAAGACGCGGCCGATGAAAATGCAATTAAATTTGATCTTATGACTGAAAAAGTAAAAAATGTAAATGAAGAGTTGAAGCACTTTAATGAAATACAAAATGTTTTAAATGAAGACGGTAAACAAACTATTAGTACTCTCGCAAACATAGGTGCGGCAATGGCTAACTTATCTTCTGATTATTTTGGAAAAGCTATTGATAGCTATCAACCAGCAAAAACCGGCTTATTAAGTAAAAAAGGCATGGCCGGTCTGCTAATGATGGAACAAGATGCAGCACGTTCTCAAATGCATAAAGTCGTCCCCGGAACCAACAGCCTTGACCCCCTCAACTATGAAAATAATGCAAAATTAAAAAGAGAAAATAAACCTTTTAAAGCTAGAATCGAAGAGCTAGGTGGTGCAGAGGCTTATGAAGCGGCCAAGAATGTGCAAGACATGACTGTAGGAGATTATCTATCTCTAACTGAAGAAGGCGGAGAGTTTCTAGATTTTCTTAAAAGAGAATCAGAGATGGTCACCGGCTCTACGGATGCAAAGATAAAAAATAGTAAAGCAGGTAATGCCTATGTAAAAGCTATTGAAGAAATAACGGATGGTACTGCAAAAGATACAGATGCAATTGAAGCAGCAAGAGAGGGCTATAAAAACTTTGCTCAAGAAATAGGCACACTTACTAAACTTCAAAAAAATAATGCAGATACAGCAACTGCACTAAGAAAAGCTTTATTTCCTGAAACAAAGTATGATAAGTACTTAAGTCAGTTACAGATCGAAATAACACTACAGAAAGAATTTGGTAAGGACAGTGCGGAAGCAAAAGTTCTAGCAGATGCTAGAATTGTGCTATTAAACGAAGAAGTACGGATTATGACTTTACTTAATACTCAATTACATGAGCAGAAAATGGCAAGAGATAGATTAAAAGTAAAACAAGCTGGAGATAAAAGAGGTCTCTACGGATACGGAAAAGAAAGAAACTCAAAAAATGCTGCAGTTGAGAGTGCAAAATTAGAAAATAATCTTTTAATTGAACAAATGGTCTTAAAGTCTCAACTAGCTGTAAAAGACGGTATAATATCGGAAACAGAAAGAAAAGAACTAGAAACTTTGGGTGAAAAAATACTATTATCTAAAGAAGCTCTCACAACTGCTAGACATGCTGCTGACGAATTTAGACAAATGGGACTAAGTCTCGGAGCAACTTTAGAGTCTAGTATGAACTCTGCAATTATGGGATTAGTTCAAGGTACAATGACATTAAAGCAAGCGTTTTCAAGCATGGCAAAATCAATACTAATGGATCTTGCAAAAATGATTACAAAAATGTTAGCATTTCAGATGATAAAAAGCATGTTTGGAGGAAGCACTTTTGGAGACTTTTTAGGGGTTACAGCAAGAGACGGAGGAGTATTTGAAGCAGGTAAAAAAGTACAAGGATATCGAGCAGGAGGAGTAGCTAAAGGTTCCACTTCTGGTTACCCAGCAGTTCTTCATGGAAAAGAGGCGGTAGTGCCTTTAGGAAGCGGAAACTCGATACCCGTAGAACTAAAAAATGGTGGTGGAACAAATAATAATATTGTAGTAAATATCTCTACAGACGGCCAATCTAGTAAGCAGGGGAGCACCGGACCTGATATGGATAAGCTAGGAAATGCAGTAGCAGCAGCAGTTCAAGTAGAACTACAAAATCAAAAACGATCGGGCGGAATACTTAACCCGTATGGAGTAGCATAATGACAATAGGTATAAAAAACGACTCTAATGCTTTGTTAGCAACGCCTGATAAATCAATGTCAAAGCAAAGCACCCCTAGAATACTCACTGCTACTTTTGGTGATGGATACGAGCAGCGTATTGCAGACGGAATTAATACTTTAAATGAGACTTACTCATTAAATTTTGCAAGCCGTCCAAAGGCGGATATAGATGATATAGTAGCGTTCTTAGATGCTAAAAA